AAGATTCTATTCAATATTGAACTTCATCCGAAGCAGGTGGCTATATTACAAGAATTTTGGAATCGGCCATTTCCAATGTATATCGCTAGTCGCGGTTGGGGAAAATCATTCTTACTTGCTCTCTATTCTGTTCTTAAATGCACTTTTTATCCAGGAACTAAAATAGTTATTGTTGGTGCGGCTTTTAGACAGAGTAAAATTATCTTCGAATATATGGAAACTATGTGGAGGGGAAGTCCTATCCTAAGAAGCATATTCAATGGCAACGAAGATGGCCCACGAAGAGACGTTGACCGATGTACTATTAGACTAGGAGACAGTTGGACAATAGCGGTTCCAATGGGTGACGGTTCTAAGATTAGAGGCTTACGAGCCCATATTATTATTGCGGACGAATTTGCATCAATCAGTCCAGATATCTATGAAACGGTAGTATCAGGATTCGCGGCTGTTAGCGCAAGTCCCATACAGAATGTGAAAGAACAAGCCAAGCGAAAAGCAATGACAGAGGCAGGATTATGGAATGAAGAACTATCTGCACTGAATACTAAAATGGGCAACCAAGCTATTATATCCGGTACAGCTGATTATGACTTTAAACACTTCGCTAGTTACTGGAAACGCTATAAAGCTATTATTGAAAGCAAGGGTGATGTCAGAAAGTTAGAGGATCTTTTTAAGGGAGAAGTTCCTAGTAATTTTAATTGGAAAGATTATTCGATTATCAGAATACCCTATGAGCTTATCCCCAAAGGATTCATGGATGATAAACAAGTAGCACGAGCAAAAGCCACCATCCATACTGGTATTTATAACATGGAGTACGCCGCTTGTTTTACAGCAGATAGTGATGGTTTTTTTAGAAGAAGCTTAATAGAGAGCTGTGTAGCTAATGACTCTAGTCCGATTACAATCAACAATAAACCAATTATATTTGATCCAGTAGTTACAGGAAATACTTCTTTACAATATGTCTATGGTATCGATCCAGCGTCCGAACAAGACAACTTTAGCATTGTAGTTTTAGAAGTTCATCCGGATCACTCAAGAATAGTATATGTATGGACAACTAATCGTAGCAATTTTAAAGAAAGACAAAAAACTGGATTAGTAAAAGAATATGATTTTTATGGGTTTTGTGCTAGGAAAATTAGAAATCTTATGAAAACATTTCCTTGTGCTAGAATAGGAATGGATGCTCAGGGCGGAGGTGTTGCAATAGAAGAAGCTTTACACGATCCATCCAAACTAGAAGAAGGTGAAAATTTAATATGGCCTATCATAGATTACAATAAAATCAAAGACACAGATTCTCAACCCGGTCTTCATCTTATCGAACTAGTTCAATTCGCTAAAGCTGATTGGACGACACAGGCCAACCACGGTCTCAGAAAAGATTTTGAAGATAAGGTTTTAGTATTTCCAAGATTTGACTCTTTAACCCTGGGCTTGGCTCTCGATAAAGAAGGCAAAGATATCCTAGGAGGAGATCTCACTCCAATATATGATAATCTCAGTGAATGCATTCTAGAAATAGAAGAACTTAAAGATGAATTAACCACTATTGTTATGACTCAGACCAGCACAGGTTCTGGAGGAAGAGATCGATGGGATACTCCAGAAGTTAAGTTGCCAAACGGTAAAAAGGGCAGATTAAGAAAAGACCGATATAGTGCTTTAGTAATAGCCAATATGTTAGCTAGACAAATGTCTAGAACTCTTCAAGCAGTTACTTATGATATTATTGGTGGAAATGCCAGAGATACTGTTGCTCACAAGGGTAGTATGTACAAAGGACCAGAATGGTTCACTTCTGGAGCTAATGACGATGATCTTTATACAGGAATTTATAGATAACAGTGTATAAAAGACCAATACTATTATGGTTTAATTACAATAGAATTGAAATATTATGGCTAAAAAAAGATATCCCAAAAGCGAAGCTGTTCAAAACTCTCAACCCGTTGATGAACAGGCATATGTCGCTTGGGGAGATGATTTAGACAGTAAAAAGGCCGCTTTAAAGGAATCTTCAGAATCAATGTCTGAATATTCCCTAATTCAAAAAGCCAGCGCCATGAGAAGATATGGTCTTGACTATTCTAATCTTGATACTAATACTTCAGGAAGACCAGGACTAACAAGAAGTGATTACGACTACTTTCGTCCGGATGAAGCTGTACCTCGTGAAATCAAACTCATTCTTAGAAAAGCAGAAGATATTTATCAAAGAGTCGGTTTGGTAAAAAATGTTATTGATTTGATGGGCGACTTTGCTGCTCAGGGAATAAGACTAGTTCATAAAAACAAAAGAATAGAAAGATTTTATAGACAGTGGTTTAAGAAGGTAAGAGGTAAAGATAGAAGCGAAAGATTTCTTAACAATTTATATAAAACAGGAAATGTTGTAATTAATAGACAGACAGGAAAACTAAGTCTTAAAGTATCAGAAAAATTATATCAAGCAGTAGCAGCACCAGATCTTCAAATACAGGACTTATCAGATGTGCAATTAGAAAAAAGAGAAATTCCTTGGAGATATACTTTTATAGATCCATTCTTTGTTGATATAGCAGCTGGTCCATTGGCTTCTTTTGTACAACAAAAATCCTATCAATTAATACTCCCAGCAGAACTTAGAAAGTTTGTTAATAACCCAAAGAGTGATGCAGAAAAAGCCGTAGTAGCATCACTACCAGCTCAAATTTTAGAAGCAGCCAAGAGTAGAGTGCCATATGCACTAGATCCAGAAAAAACACTAGTATTTCATTACAAAAAAGACGATTGGCAGAGCTGGGCTTTCCCAATGGTCTATGCTATTATGGATGATATTACAGTTATAGAAAAACTTAAACTTGCTGATATGGCAGCATTAGATGGTGCTATTTCTAATATTCGTATTTTTAAACTAGGAAGTCTTGAACATAAAATTGCTCCTACAAAAGCGGCTACTGCAAAGTTAGCTCAACTATTAGGAAACAATGTTGGTGGTGGAACCATGGATTTAGTATGGGGTCCAGACATAGAACTCCTTGAATCCAAAACGAATGTTCATCAATTTTTGGGAGAAGGAAAATATGTTCCTCACCTTAATAGCGTTTATGCCGGACTAGGGATTCCTCCAACACTAACGGGAACTTTCGGGGCTTCTGGAACAACAAATAATTTTATTAGCCTTAAAACATTAACACAAAGACTACAGTATGGAAGAGACGTACTAGTAGAATTTTGGGAAAAAGAAATCGAATTAGTTCAAAAAGCTATGGGTTTTAGATATGGCGCTAAAATTGAATTTGATCGTATGGACTTAAGTAATGAAGATGCCGAGAAAGCATTATTAGTACAACTAGCTGACAGAAATTTAATCTCTGATGAAATTCTGCAATCTAGATTTGGATTAGATCCAGACATGGAAAAATCACGACTCAACAGAGAAAGCAGAGACAGAAAGAGTAACAGAATGGTTAAGAAATCTGGTCCTTGGTATGATCCACAACCTGAAAATTCTTTAAAGAAAATAGCTCTACAAACTGGAACCGTTACTCCTAGTCAAGTTGGTTTAGATCTTGAGAAGAAGAAAAGCGGTGAAGTACCAGCACTCCAAATGAAGATGCCCTCTGGACCCCTTCCCCCAACGAAGTTGGCAAACGATTCGCCAGAATCTTTGCCGGGAACACCCGGACAAGGCCGCCCCAAAAACTCTAAGGATTCTGAGAAGAGAAAAACAAAAGTCTTCAAACCCCAAACCGGAGCAAAGCTATTACTATGGGCTTCGGAGGCGCAAGATAAAATTAGTCAAATTTTGAACCCACTACTACTAGACTTCTACAACAAGAAAAATCTAAGAAGCTTATCGAATGAAGAAGTCAAAGAATTAGACCTAATTAAAACAAAAATATTATTCTCTCTTGACCCGTTTTCCCCTATTGATTCTGACAAGGTAACTAGCACTATGGCCAGTCTAGATATACTTGATAAGAACGAAATAATATTAGCTTATAGTGTATGGTTAAAAGAGCTAAAGGCTGATTTAAATAAAGAACTAACTGTTGACGAACACAAACAGGCCAAAGCTTCATTTTATTCTATGGTGTACTCTTCTTTATAGAAAGAGGTTTGAAAAATGAAAATATTTGCCCAAGAAATAGAAGACGGACTAGAGGCTAAAATCTCCACATCTGCATCAATTTGTTATGCTTCTGTTGCTGAGCCATGCTTGACAGATGTACTAAAAAGAAAAGAGTTTAAAACTCTTGCATCTCTTAATGATTCCGACTTATACTATGTTCAGTCTATTCTAGTTAGCTCTTCTTGGAATAAAAATGACGACATATTTGATAAAGCAGAGGTGTGGTTAGCTAGAAACACACCAGAAGACAAACCTACTAATTTAGAACACGACGAAAGTGTAATAATCGGTCATATCACTAGTAATTGGCCAATTACGGAAGATGGCTCTCTTATTAGCGAAGCTACCGATATGAACAGTCTTCCAGAAAAATATCACATTTTAACAGGTTCAGTAATTTATAGGGCTTTTAGTAGTCCAGAACTGAAAGACCGCGCAGAGAAACTAATTGCCGATATTGAGTCTGGCAATAAGTTTGTT